TGTATGAGTAGCTGTGCTAGCATCTGCCGCTGATGGATCTACTGGATTACCATTACTATCAACAGCTTCTGTGTAGAATGATGTAGTATCATACCCACTTTCTGGTACATCTTGCTCTGCACGACTAACAACCGCATCGTTGATGCCAAGAAGCGTGTTATAGGTGCTTAATAGATTACCTAATGTTTGATCACCAGGATTCAATATACCATCACCATTAGGATCATTAGCTGGTAAACTATTAAGAATATCTTTGTATTCTTGACTGTCTACTAGAGGTTGTAGTTTAACACGCCATAGATGTGGGTACCATAGTGGACTAAACCCTTCTGCTGCACGGGTAGCATCTTGTACTACATAGTATCGTTTAAGTGCCGCAGACATTGCATCATCTAAAGGATAGTAGTCTTTTAAGAATGGCATTTCTACAACATCGCCAACCATAATCTTACGACCTAACGTGTCAATCATGTCATTTAAATGAAATGTAGCAAATATAGTATCGCCAGTTAGGAATAAGCCAAATTGAGTTAAGTCAAAGTCACTGTCGTTGATACGAAACTGTGTACGCATTGTATATATGCTGGTATCATATTTACGGTCGCGGTTTTCTAAGAACAACATGTCTTGAATACTAGTAAGACCAGTGCCGCCGGGCTCGGTAGCATTGATGTTACCGGTATCTAGTGGACCTAAATATTTGTGCAAATTAATATCAACACCGCCCACAGTAAACATTTCGCTGATAGTTCTATCAAAAAATTGATAATCACTACCTTTGGTTGGTCTATAAAGTGAAAGTCTTGGCATTACGTAATCCTATTATCTAGTATTTATCGTTGATTGACATCTAGAGAAATAGATAGTATAATACAAAAATGGAAAATAAGATACAAACAAGTATGGATTGGGCTATAGTACAGCAACGCATAGAAGCGCCAATACGTAGTATGAAGCGATACAGCCACGAAATGTGGAATATTAGTCATAATATTGGACTTATGGTTAAAGACGTAAGCAAAGAAGAAATTAACTGCCGCAGATTGGGTAAGCAGACCAGATTACATAAAGAACTGGTTGACAAAGTCAATGAAGAGATAGCAAACTATGAACGTATGATGACATTTGCTGTATTACTTGCGGGATAAAAATGAAACACTCTTGGACACAACCGTCTTATCCAGACGGAAAATATAATAGATTATATCAAGCACAACGTACTATTAATCTACATAATGAACTAATTACATTAGATAAGTTAGAACCTATTACTGATGTTACAGAAGCAAAAAATATTTTAATTAAATACACACTACAAAAATAATGCTAATTATGACTATAGAAGAAGCGTACTCAGCGGTACAATTTTACAATCGTGATCTATGGAAAGCTCTAACACAAATGAATAGTGAATGGGATGACTTGGATATATACGATAAGACAGCATACAAAATGGTTAAACGTGAGTTAGAAAGGGAAATGACTAATGGCAATTAAAATTGATGGTGCAAAGAAGAAAGCTAAAGTAACTAAAGATCCTATTTTCTTAGATGAAAAGTATACAGGTAGTGAAGTAATTTGGGATCACGATCGTGCCTTAGAGTTTACAGACGAAGAATTTGATCATCAATTTCGTAAAGCTATGCGCTACTATAATTATTTCTACGGTGTTAAAGACCTAAAGAAATATTTTGTAGCTTGGTTGCGTGAACACACAGGTAAAGATAGCGAATATCATCACTTAGACAAAGCAACTATTGATTACTATGCTAAAACCAAAGATGGCCTAACTCCACTTACAGCCTGCGCTATTATTAAAGCACATACACAAGGTATGCCGTTACGTGATCGTCATGTAGAATACTTGTTAGACACTGTGAAGAAAGTTATCAAACTACAGGAAGAACTTGCCGAAGATGATGAATCAGTAAAAGCTGATGCAAAGGCCCCTAAGATTGACGTAAAGGTACCTACAATACAAGATCGTATGAACGCAATAGCAGACAAGCACCAACTACATTTCTTAGAGCTAGAAGATCAATTGTTTGCAGGCAAGACAGTTGACCCTAAAGCATACGAGTATTTGTTGGCTAAGAGTGTAGCACCAGCAACACTAGCTAGAATCTTAGCACCGTTTGAACGTAGTCGCGCAGAGTTCCTAGCGGCAAAAACCAGCAAAGATGAAGACACAGTCGATGCTTACGCACACCTTAAAACAGCTGACTACAAACGTTTAGAAGCTTTCTATACAGCATTGTTTGATGGGTTCGCTCAATATGGACAGGTTAAACGGGCAACTAAAAAAGCAAGTGTACGTAAACCTCCGCAAAAAGAAAAACTTGTTGCCAAACTTAAATATCTAAAGAATGATACTACACTTAAATTAGTGAGTGTTAGTCCTGTAGACATTATTGGCGCACAGGTATTGTGGGTTTACAATGTTAAAACACGTAAACTTGGTCGTTATGTTGCTGAAGAAATGGGTGGTGCGTTAAATGTTAAAGGCACTACTATTACAGGATACAATGATATCAAAAGCACACAAAAAACTATTCGTAAACCCGAAGTACAATTAAAAGAGTTCATGGCTGCCAGTAAAGTTGAATTGCGTAAGTTTTTAGAAAATATTAAAACTACAGAAGTTAAACTTAACGGACGTATCAACGAAGACACAATCTTACTTAAAGTAGCATAAACAAAAATTATCCTGTTGTTGACGATAAATACTTGACAACAGGATAATTTAAATGTCTTTAATACCAGCACAAATTTCAGCTACCACGGACCTAACGGCCAATGGTAGTCTTGTAACAGACAGTCTTTTTAGTGCCAATACTGGTACAGGCGCAGGTCATATTGCGTTTGATGCTAATCTACAAGCACAATTAACCACAGTATCAAGTCTACAAAACGACATCGTTGACTATATTCGTCTACGATTAGGTTATGGTATGATTGATGTTGAAGCGGACAAAGAACACTTCGACATGGGTATCAAGCAGGCATTTATCCGCTATCGTCAAAAGAGTTCGAATGCTGTAGAAGAAAGCTATGCGTTCTTAGATATCTATCCTGAAACACAAGAATACATTCTACCTAACTATATTACAGATGTTAAACAGATTTATCGTCGTGGTATCGGATCAGTTACAGGTACAACAGCCAGTCAATTTGAACCATTTGCATCAGGCTACTTAAACACTTATATGTTAGTAGCTGGTCGTGTTGGTGGTTTAACTAACTATGAACTATTTGTTGACTATCAAAAGCTAGCAATGAAGATGTTTGGTGGGTTTATGAACTTTTACTGGAATAAAGTTACCAAGAAGCTTACTCTAGTTCGTAAACAACCATTTGGCGGCACAGGCGCTGCAAATACAATTGCTGAAACAGTAATGCTACACGTATACAATTACAAACCCGATATTATGTTATTAAACGATCCTCAGGTATTTCCATGGATCCAAGACTATGCTTATGCTCTAACTATTCTAAGCATAGGTCAAGCACGTGAAAAATTCCAAAGTATTGCTGGCCCACAAGGCGGTACTAGCCTTAATGGTGCTGCATTAAAACAAGAAGGTATGGAATTACTTAAAGAGTTAGATGAACAAATTAAAAACTTTGTAGATGGCGGCCAACCATTGACTTGGATAACTGGCTAACCAAAATATCTAGACATAGTAATCTAACTGTAATACAATAGTATATCAATTAGGAGTTTTCATGAGTTCTATCATCGCCATCTGCGGCTTTATGGGTTCTGGCAAGGACACCATTGCTGATTATCTAGTTAATTTCCACGGTTACAAAAGAGAAAGTTTCGCCAACAGCCTTAAAGATGCTGTGAGCGTAGTGTTTGGTTGGGACCGCGAACTATTAGAAGGTCGTACTAAGCAAAGCCGCGAATGGCGCGAAACTAAAGATGAATGGTGGAGCAAACGACTAAAGCAAGACATCACACCACGCTGGGTCCTACAGTATTGGGGCACAGAAGTAGTGCGTAAAGGCTTCCATGACGACATGTGGGTAGCTAGCTTAGAAAACCGCTTGATGAACAGCAAAGATGACATCGTTATCACCGACTGTCGCTTTCCAAATGAAATCAAAGCACTTAAGAACATTGGTGCTAAGGTACTTAGAGTTAAACGCGGTCCGGAACCTGAATGGTATGAACATGCTAAAAACTACAACAAAGGTCAAAAGTACATCGGCTGGGCAATTGGCAAGCATCACCTAGACGAAGCGGGCGTTCATGCCAGCGAGTATAGTTGGGTTGGTAGCAAGTTCGATAAGATTATTACTAACGATAGTACTATTGAGGACTTGTACGAACAAGTAGAACAACTGTTAAAAATCAGGGACCAAGTCCCCTTGACGCCAGCCTAGTCCTTCATGAGCAACTTCATACTGACAGTTAGAGCATATGGTACGCAGATTACTATGCTCGTTATTGTTTAGATCACCATCGATGTAATAGACAAATAGCTGATCTTTATACTTTGCCTTAAAGCCACACTTTTCACAGTGTGGTTTCTTTTTGTAGCCTGCCTTATGCCAACTTGGGATAGGTATAGGTAATTTCTTCTTTTTACGGATACAACTGTCACATCGACTTCTATAATAAGTCTTGTCCCATAGCTTATAGTTGACTGCACAGGGTTTTTTACCACAAATCTGACATAATTTTCTGTATTCCATACTAGTATTTATGGGTGAACCTTTAAAAGGGCACCTTATACCACTAATTTAACCAAAAAATTATAAATAGTTTAAAGTAGTAACATTCATAAAGGAATACTTAACATGGCAGCATTAACTTCACCTGGCGTATCAGTTACCATAATTGATGAAAGCCAATATACGTCTACACAAGCTGGTACTGTTCCATTTATTTTACTTGCAACCGCGCAAGATAAAATGACTCCTAGCAATTCGCTAGCGACAGGAACAACTATTGCTAATGCAGAAAAAATTATTACAGTTACCAGTCAACGTGACTTGGTTAACATTTTTGGTAGTCCTAATTTTGAGCTTGACGCATCAGGTAATCCAGTTAATGATAGTCAACTTAACGAGTATGGCTTATTAGCTGCTTACTCAGCATTAGGCGTAACAAACCAAATTTACATTCAACGTGCTAACGTTAACTTAGCAGAACTAGCAGGTACAAGTACTCGTCCAACTGGTACACCAGTTGATGGTACCTATTGGTTAGACACAGATACTAGCGCAACTAACTGGGGCGTGTTTGAATGGGATCAAGAAGATGGTTTCACAAATCAACAAGGTAGTATCACAGTAATTACAGATCCAACATATCTAAACGCAGGTGTGCCTTTAAGCACATTCGGTGCGATTGGCGACTACGCTGTAGTTGCTACAAGTTCAAGCAATCCAATCTACTACAAAGGTTATGATAATAACTGGTATCTAGTAGGTAGTGATGGTTGGAGATCAGTAGTTTCAACAATTACAGGTAGTGTTGCTAGTCCAACAATTACCAGTGGTAGTAAACTAGTTATTAACGGTAACACAGTTACAGTTTCGGGTACAACAGCATCTGCAGTGGCTACAGCTATTAATGCAGCTACAATTAAAGGTGTAACAGCTAACGTTACTAATTCATCTAACCCACAAGTTGAAATTTTTGTTAACAGTAATACAATCATTTATAGTAATGCAGCTGGTAACGTTCGTGGTACTATCGACACAGCTACATCGACACCAGATACACTACAAATTATTAAAGGTACAGCTATCAATGCTATCGATGCTGCATCTAGCGCAGGTTTATTAGATGCAAACCTAGCTATTTCAATTACAGGTAGTGGTAACATTTATACATACAATGGTCCTGCTGTACAATTTAGTGACTACACTAACCCACCAGCATGGCGCGAATCAGACACAAATACCCGTCCAAACGGTAGTATTTGGTTTAAAACATCAGCAACTGGTAACGGCGCAAGCTGGGCTATTAAAGAATACAGTGCTAGCTTAGATTCATGGAACCAATTGGCTGCTCCTTTATATTCAAGCGATGCGGCTGCAATCTACGGTTTAGACCCAGTAGGTGGCGGTGCAGGTCTAGCGGCAGGTTCTATCTATGTTAAATACGACACCTTAAGTACAACTACTGGTACATTTAAACCTTATATTAAAACAGTATCAGGTGTAGTAACTATTACAGGTACAGTATCGGGTGCAGCTGGTTCATATCACCAAAATGATAGCTTTAGCCTAGCTGTTAGCGTACCGGGTTCTGCAACATTGCGTACAGCTACAGTTACATTAAATGCAAACACAGCAGCTAGTATGGTTGGCGGTATTTTAGGTGCTAACTTACCAAACATCACAGCAGGCTTTAACTCAAGCGGTGAGATCTTTATTAGTCACTTAGCTGGCGGTACAATACAAATGACGCAATTGGTAGGTACTCCACTTGCTACAGCAGGTCTATTTACAGACTCACATGTACAAGTAATTTCAGCAGGTACAGTATACCTAGCAAGTCCGTGGACAGCATTGACTTACTTCTATGGAGCTACAGCACCATACAGTAATCCAAGTCAAGGTGCATTATGGTACTTTAGTGATCCAACACAAGTAGATATCATGATTCACGATGGTAGTGCTTGGAGAGGTTACCGTAACGTAGGTACAGATGCTCGTGGTTATACACTAACAGCAACTGACCCTAATGGTGTAATTATTGCTGCAAGTCAACCAACAACACAAAGCGATGGTGTTACGCCAGTGGTTCCGGGCGATTTGTGGATTAACAGTGGCAATTTAGCTAACTTCCCTGTACTATATCGTTATAACGGTGCTACATGGGATCTAATTGACAATGCAGATAGCGTTGATGCAAGTGGTATCTTATTTGCAGATGCACGTTGGTCAGCAACAGGTGATGTAGATCCAATTACAGCCGACTTGCCAACAACAGCTAGCTTGTTAACAAGTGATTATTTAGATCCAGATGCTCCAGAATACCAATTATACGCTCGTGGTACATTGTTGTTTAACACACGCCGTTCAGGTTACAATGTTAAACAATTTAACCCTGACTACTTCACAACAGCTCAATTAGCTGTTACTGGTGGTACAGTACAAAATGCTTGGGTAACACACAGTGGTGATGATCCAACCACAGGCGTTCCATACTTTGGCTACAAAGCACAACGTTCAGTAGTTGTAAAAGCATTGAAATCAGCTATTGCTTCAAGCACAACACTACGTGAAGAACAAACAGCATTTAACTTAATTTGTGCTCCTGGTTACACAGAATTAATTGGCGACATGATCACTCTAAATAATGATCGTTTAGATACAGCGTTCATTATCGGTGATAGCCCAATTGACTTACCGGCAGACAGCACAACATTAAACAACTGGTCAGACAACGAAGCTCTTGCAGCAGACAATGGTGAAACTGGTTTAGTAAGCCATAGTGAATACTTAGGTGTTTACTATCCAAGCGGTTTAGCTACTAACTTAGATGGTAACAGTGTAGTTGTTCCACCAAGCCATATGATGCTACGTACATTGATCCGTAGTGACGCTGTAAGTTATCCATGGTTTGCACCAGCTGGTGTACGTCGTGGTTTAATTGACAATGTAAGCTCAATTGGTTATGTTGATCGCACAAACAACAATGTATACACAAGTATTGGTGTAACAAACGGTCTACGTGATGTACTTTACGCAAACAATGTTAATCCATTAACAGTGTTACCGGGCGTAGGTTTAGTTGCATACGGTCAAAAAACACGTGCTTCGCAATCAAGTGCATTAGATCGTATTAACGTAGCTCGTTTAGTAGTTTACTTACGTACAGTACTTAACAAAGTTGCTCAACCGTTCATCTTTGAACCAAATGATACT